CATGACCGTGATTATCTTGAGCGTGATATTTTTGGTCGCGCTGACCTTGACGTGGCTACGGCTTTCCACACTGTGGACCGTGAGGACTTTTACAAGATTACGATTGACGATAATACACTCAGGCGTGCTTTCCTTGACCCGTCTGGTCTTGACCAGTTGACTCAGCAGATCATGTCCTCTCCGACCACGGCGGATAACTGGGATGAGTACCTGATGATGAGCGCTCTTTTCCGGATTATGGACAACAAGTACCCGATGTTCAACGTCAATGTTCCTGACGTTGCCAAGATGGACTCCACCGAGCCTCAGGCCCGTTCTCTGCTGCGTAAGATTCGGGCTACGGCGGGTAACATGCAGTTCCTCTCCACCCGTTTCAATGGGGCTAAGATGCCGATCTCGGCTAAGCCTGAGGACCTCATCCTGTTCGCTACTCCTGAGGTTAAGTCTGGCCTTGACGTGAACGCCCTGGCCGTCCTGTTCAACGTGTCCTATGCTGACGTGCCGTCTCGTATTATCGAGATCCGTCAGGAGGATATTGCGATGAATGGTGTTCAGGCTTTCCTGACCACCAAGGATTTCTTCGTCATTGCGGATACGTCCCTTGAGACGACTAGCGAGTTTAACCCGATTTCTCGTCAGACTAACTTCTTCCTCCACCACTGGGAGATTATCTCCGCTTCTCCGTTCGCGCCGATTGTCAAGTTCTCTACCGCGCCTGATACTGCTCGGGACTCGATTGAGATTGCTAGTACGGTCGCTATTGATCGTTTGCAGTTCGTCGTCGATTCCAACGAGCAGGACGTGCGTAACGTGGATAAGACGTCTGCCCGCATGGTCAAGGGCGGTACGGCCCAGTTGGAGGCGGTCCTGACGGGTCTCAAGGCCGGTCAGGAGGATATTGAGTTCACTGAGCAGTGGTCTATCGAGGGCAACAAGGACACGGGTACTCGTATTGACAACGACGGTCTCATTTACATGTCCCCGAATGAGTCTAGCCAGTTGGTGATCGCTCGCGTCAAGGTTTCCTGGATTGATCCGGCTACTGGCAAGTACGTCACTAAGACTCAGCAACTGAGCATTGTTCCTAAGGACAATGTGGCTGGTCTTAACGGCTGACCTGCCCTACACTGAAAGGCATCGCCCTCTCTGGGCGGTGCCTTTCTTTTTGGAGGAGATATGCCGACAGTTAATTCACTGCCGAACGGCGCTTCGTTTGGCACCCAATTCGACTATTCTGTGTGGGGTCCTGGCACTGAGGTTACGTTGTGCAATGTTCCGTGGGACTCAATGTATCGGGACGTGTATTGGTTTGACAGTCCTGAGAGGACGATTAAGTATATTCAGGACCTTAATCGTGACAGGAATATTCCGACGGTTACTATCAGCCACCTTACGTATTGCGCTCAGAACGTGCCCGTGAGGATTAACATTCCGTTTAGCGAGGCCAACGTATTCAACTACCTCATCGTTCAAAACAGTTCTTTCCCTATTTCTCAGGAGAACCGTGCCACCACTTTCTTTTACTTCATCCACTCTGTTGACTACATTGCCCCGGAAACCACTCAGTTAACGATCTCCCTTGACGTTTGGCAGACCTACCACAGCCACGTTAAGTTCCGTTCGGCGTACATTGAGCGGTCTCACTGCCTTGAGCAGATTCAGAAAGAGTTGACGGATAATTGGAACTTTGACAGTTTCAAGACTTTCTGTCGAAATTGGCTTAAGCAACCAGAGAGTTTCTCTCTCGGTGAGCGACAGACTATTTATCGTAGTTGGTTCGGCAATCTCGTGACCGGAAAGGTTAACGACTTCAACCGTCAGTTCGACTATGTAGCGATAATTATTTCTACTGTTAATCTCGATGCTGATTTCGGGACTACCGGCAACCCTTCAATGTACGCCGCTACCGGCGCCAACGTGACTAGCACCGTACCTCACCTGAACGCGTCGCAAAATAGTAAGTCAATTTCTCTTATTTCTGGCGCATCGTACTATATGTGCTCACTAACCGATCTTCCTAAGATCATGAAGGAATTGAGTAATGCTCCGTGGGTGTCGCAGGGCATTCAAGATATCTACTATGTTCCCGCCAATGTTGTTGTCGGCGAAACTATTAGTGGTAAGTTGGGTGGCTACGGCTTGAAGCGCGTAACGCACACTGCCAACTATCAGAACGTAGAAGTTGCATATGACTTTCATCCGACAAAGTTGCCTGATTTCTTTAAGGTTAACAATAACAATATTACCGGTAAGAACCTTAGGCGACTTAAGCGTTTCTTCAAGTTCTATACCTCTCCGTACATGCACATTGAATTGTCATTCAATAACGGGCAGACTCTTACGATTTCACCTGAGTACCTTAACTGGGCCAAGAGACTTGAACTTCGTGTGGAGTATCATCTGCTTCCACCGTCCCCGCGCATTGTCGCTTATGTAGACGGGTATAACAGCGATAAGAACGATACGGCGTGGAAGACCGATACTGAGTACGTGAATGAGGCGATGGTTATTGACAACTTCCCACACGTTCCAGTTGTTAACGACCAGAGTATGATTTGGTACGCCTCTCACGCCCATTCAATTGCTCAGAGCAGGAGTGCTGCATCATGGGGTCTCGATAAGAGTACTCGTGCGGCCGATAACTCGTTTGATGCGACAATGAGGGGTATTCGCACCGGTAACGCCATTATGCAGAACAATCTTGGCGCTCAAAACCTGAGTACCGCACTGGCAAATACTGCTCAGATGGCACACCAGCAGGTTAACAGTGCTAATCGCGCTATTTCCGGTATCGGGGGTGCTACTATGACTGCCCTAAGTAGTCCGGCGGCCGGTATCGGACAACTTGGAGGCTATGTTCAGGGGCAGATCACCTCTGATATCAGTACGGGCATTGATATTAACGCTCGAAACATGAGCAACGTTATCTCCCAGAATCTAACGCGCGCTAACCAGAGTGAGCAGAACATACTCGCCGGCAATAACGCTAGCGCTAACCGCGACCTTGCTAAATGGGCCTCTCAGGGCGATTACCAGCAGCAGATCGCATCTATCAACGCCTCTGTTAAGGATGCGCAGATCACTCCACCATCTGTTTCTAGTGCTAACGGCGGTGACCCGTTCAACTGGATTATGAACGGTGCGCTGGTGTTTGCAAAGTTGAAGATGGTTTCTACGGACGTCATTCGTAGGCAGGGACAGTTCTGGGAGCGATACGGGTATGCGTGCGATTTCTTCCTTTCTCAACTTCCAGACAGGTTGCAGGTTATGGACCGCTTCTCTTACTGGAAGTGCCAGGATGTGCGTATCACCTCCTCCTCGTGCCCTCAGATGTATGTTGATACGCTCAGGGGTATTCTCGAAAAGGGTGTGACAGTCTGGCACTCGCCCATGCGGGATAGGGAGTATCTTGGTGACGTGACGCTAGATAATACTGCAATCATGTGGGACAGTAAGGAGAGCCCGTTAAAATGAGTAGACCAGATTTTGTAGGAGAATCTATTTACGCCCCGTTCCTCCGGGAAATGACAGTGGAGCCCGGAAAGATGAGGAAGGAGGTGCTCACTAGAATGTACGCGCGTGTCCTCTCAGAAATGTGCATGAATAGGTATCACTGGACCGGTCTTCCCGAGGAGATTGATCCGCGGTTTCTTGAGATGACTTTGTTCTCTCAGGGGCTGTCGGTGTTTTTCTGGGACGATGAGTTCAGCCGTTACTTCGCATTGCGTGGAGCCGGTTTTGGTACGCCAAACATGTACAACAACCCTACAGAGTTCATTGTGTACGGTAACACAATGGTGAACAAGACAATGAAATCTGACCTCTGTGTCCCCATCTGGAACAACTATCTGAGGACGGGAGACACTGATATCGTCGGTGTCTATGCCCGCCGGCTGGCAGAGATTGATACCACCACGGAGATTGATCTCATTCACATGAGGGTTCCCGTCCTCCTGACGGCTGACACCAATGAACGTAAGTCCGTCATGGATGCATACAAACAGTTGGCTGAGGGTAACCCCATGATCGCTGAGGTCTCCTCCGTCACTGGCATGGGAACTTTGCAGGACAAGATTGGCTCCATCTCCACGGGGATCAATAAGGACTACCTGCCCAATGTGATGGAGGCAAAGGTTAAGACCTGGAATGAGGCGCTCACCCTCCTGGGAATTATGAACGTCAACAGTTCCAAGAAAGAACGAATGGTCGTTGAGGAAGCAAGCGGTTCTTCCGGTCAGGTGCTTGCCATGCGCGCAGTTAACTTGCAGGCGCGTAAGTACGCGTGCGAGTGGATCAACGCCAAGTACGGGCTTAGTGTGGATGTGACGTGGAACCTCGATGACTCAGCCGGTACCACTGACATGCAGGCGCTTAACCCTATGTCTGATATGGACCCCTTTGCTCAGCAGGAATCGTCTAACAGCACCGACCTAGGAGGCCCTAATGAGTAATTACACAACAGAGTTAAGGAAGATTGACGAACGACTCATAGACGACGCTCTTTCACATTACGAAATTTTCTCAGAGGAGTATCGCTCAACTCTGAACTCTAAGATCAAAAATCATTTCTGGTTTAATGAGATCGGACATGAGACCATTGACATCTTCCTTTTCCAGTTAAAGGTTAAGATGAATGAGATCATGCCCTATTACAACCAGATGTATGAGTCTGAGTTGATAAAGCGTGACCCGTTCCTGACCGTTAAGATGACGTCCAAGAACTCAAACACCGGTTCTACCACCACCAGTACTGAGAGCAGCGAAAGGGGTACGTCCACCTCAAGTACCGACGCTAAGTCCCGCGCAGTCCAGTCTGAGACACCTCAGGTCATGCTCTCCGGTAATGGTGACTATGCGACGGGAGCGGCCGACTCCACCTCTCTGACCGGAGTCAAGTCGTCCAGTGAGGGTGGAGGCAGGCAGTCCTCCACGTCGTCTAGTGACGGTTCCGGCACGGGGACTCAGGAGGGGTTCTCAGGCTCGATGGCCTCTCTCATTCAGGCCCACCGTGATGCGATTATTAACGTTGATATGATGGTGATCGGCCAACTTGAACCGCTTTTCATGGCGGTTTGGACGCCGCCTACTGACATGATTGGAGCAGATTGGTATGGATACTAATGACCCGCGCGTGAGCGCTATTGACGCTGCGCTGTACCGCCTGAACCCGCCTACTACCCCCTATTCGACGCCGTTCACCTACAATAATGGTCTGACAGTTCTTGAGATTCTTGAGCGTATTCGCAGGGCCGTCGTGGACACCATCACCTATGCCGAGGGTTTCGGTAAGGAAGTTGAGGGGATGGTCAAGCGGATTAATGAGGTTGCAGAGAAATGGGCTAAGGACTCAAAGAAGAAGTTGGACGACTTTGAGTCATTCTTGAACGACTCTCGTACGAGTACCGAAGCGAAGATCAACGCAATGAACAGCCTTATTGAGGAGTTCAAGGCCAAGTTGATCGAACATGCTTTCGAGCAAAACGGTGACTACGTTTCCGCGCCGCTAATGAATGGTAGTCGTCTTGATCTCGTAACGAAAGCCGCATACGAGAAGTTCAAGACTGACACCACGAACACAATTAACACCGGCCTGTCTAAGGTGTACACCAAGGAAGCCAGTGACGGCCGGTATAACCCCGTTCACAATAAGTTGTATCCGCATTCGCTAATCATTGGCTCATCTAACGCCGAACCGCGTGGATGGCCCAACGGTGTCTGGGAGAAGTGGCTTAGGGGAAAGGGGGAGATTCCTCATAACTACGGGTATTCTGGTGGAGGTTTCACCAGCACCAGTGACAATAACTTCAACACTCAGTTGGATAGGGCTATCTCAGAACTGGATGGGGAGATCGCGAAACAGGTTGGTCAGATTTATATCATTGACATGCTCAATGATATTCGCGGGCAGAATGACATCCGTAATTCTGCGTCAAGTTTTATCACTCGAGCCACGAAGAAGTTCCCTAACGCTAAGATCTACTCCATCCCAGTTCTATATAATGAGCACTCGCTTAACAACAACTGGGACATGGCAATGAACTGTGCCAAGGCCACGAACACGCTCAAGGAACTACTTGTCCCGTACGGCGGGCTAGTGTGCGAGGGTTCTAGGTCATGGTTCCACAACGGGAAGAATGAGACCTATTTCCCCGAAGGTGCTGGGGTGCATTTCTCCACTGCCGGATACGAGTACGCGCAGAGGAGGTTTGACCAGTGGCTTAACGGCGACTCTGGTTGGGACGACTACGGTTGGCACAACCTTAAGGACGGGACCAACTACGCCAAAGTCAAGAATGACAACAACCTGCAAGCGTATGTGTGCCGTAAGCGTGACACGGTGGAGATTCACGGAACGTTTGGGACGATTCAGATGTCTGGATTAGACAGGCTGTTCACTCTTCCCCAATGGGCGAGACCGTTCAGGAACATGTACGTTACGTCATGGAATCTGACAACTGCTTTCCCGCTTATTGCGGACACGTACAGTCAGTTGCTCGTGAGTTCCAACCTTGCCGATAACTCAGTGCTCTCGTTTAACGCGACCTACCCCATCTTCTAGGAGTAGCGCCCTCCCTGATATTATTCA